AGGTATGACAGATCTGTATAAGCGAGCCAGCGTTACTACCAGACTTCTTTGCACTATCCGATTTGCCAAACAGTGGAGCGAAACAAACTTCCACTCCATCGATGGTGAAGACACCGGTAGTCAAGTATTCACAGAAGTAGGCGAACCAGGCATAGATTCCCCACACCTGCCAGCGCTGCATCTGTTCGCCTCGATGCTTTTTGGCGTCGAAATCATCCCAATCGTATGGCTGTAGTCGTAGCTGCTGCAGCTGCTGCATTTTCTTCGTAGCTTCAGGACGGTACAGCAAGCCTGCTAATACATTAAGATGTATTTCGTCTGGCTGCTGCTCGTATTGCTTCAGGATACCCACAGCCATACGGAACTCACCAAACATGATATCGGCACCATGATCCAATGGGCCATACCAATCACGCACCTTTGGCAATCGGTTCCAGGTAGTTTTATACATCAGCGATATCTGATTACCTTCAGCATGCCATAACCATCCCAAAGTTTTAGCCAGATTGCCCACCAGCAGGATATAGTTCTGGTTGTTTAGCTGCAGCTTAACACCACGGTTCTTCAGCAGAATACGAGCCGTTTCGGTAGTGATATCCAGTTCGGAATATCTACCACCGTGGTTTACAACCTTCTGGCGTATCTTCAGCAGCTCGCGCCAGTCGGCCTCTGTCAGCTCATCCCATGTATTAGGAATCTCAATATATCGTTGTTTCATACTACTGCTGGTTTGTCATTCGATCTCCGGCACTCACATTATCCTCTTTCTGGATAGTCTTGTGATAGAAGCCAAAATACAGATCCCGCTTCTCAGGGAAGTTTATACGTAACGCATCATTCAGGGCTTCGAGCACAATCTGCTCCGGTATCACAGTATCAGCGCCATAGAAGATCTTTAGGGCGTAAAGCATCTGGCTACCAGAATCACTCTTACCATCGATGATGATATTCGAGAGAGAGGGGTTAAGGCCCATCGCGCTGGTAGTAGCACTGTCAGCCATCTTCGAGATTGCTTTCTGAGCCTCGATATACTTATCCAGATTCAACTCAATAGGTTCTATTTTCCATGATTGCTCGTGCCCCATTTCGTCTACAAAGTCCACACAGGTAAAGAACTTACCCGCATTTTCCTTACCGGCCATTACGTCGGCTATCTGTGTTGTTACCTGGTCGCGTAGCTGGTTCAGTTTCTTCTCTACCTCAGAATCCTGCCATTCGGGATAATCCTGCTCTATCTGCATTCGTTTTTCCTGCCAGTAGGCCTGAGGCTCGTGTACAATGTAAGCAGCAGCTATCACATTATCGTTAAGAGCACGTACAATCTCAGGGATATCGTTAGCGTCTTGCATCCATGGAATCGAGCCATGGAACGAACTTATCGCATAGATATTTCTACCGAACGAACGTAAGGCATGGTACTGTACTGCAGCTTCATGATTAGCAGGATGCCACTTATCAAAACGAGGGAAGATCTGCAGCTGTCGCCAGCGCTCCATATCGCCTACCAGAATCTGAGTAATATCTTCCAGCTCAGGTGTACGGTTAGGATCTGGCCACACAAAGCGACAGTCTGCGCTAGGCATGCACTTCAATGAATGGATCCATGCCTTGCCTATACGAACACTCTTACCACTCTGGTATAGAGTGAAGTGGCCACCCATGTGTAGATATTCCAGTAAGGCCTCGCGTACATAACGCTGATAATCCCAGGTATCAAGCCAAGCTTGTACATCCGGATCCTGGATCCATTCCTGTTGTACTTCATTGTTCTCTACCTTATGGCGATACAACTGTACACCCTGGCCGTATATCAGTCCAAGCTTACGCTGCAGAATACCTGGTCCGATATTATTCTTCTCCAATAGATCGCGTATCATTCTGGGCATCTGATCATCAGGTCCCCATGGTACCACCATCACACCGGCCACACTCTGAGGATCCTTATCCCAGCTACGCCCACTCAGATCAAAGAATGAACTAAGCGACTGTTGGTGATAATGGCCACTCATAGCCACAGCGTAGGTACCTACACTGGTATCAACCAGGCCGAACCGGCCAACGCGGTTAACAATCTTTCCGTTTCCCATTTCTCTATCATTCATAACTTTGCTGCAAATATACTATTTATAAGATGTAGTCGAAAGGACATTGCCCACTAGGGTTCAGTCACATTTCCGACAGATTCCGGAGACTTGCAATCGCAAATCGAGTTGAGGGCGGGCCGGCCCGAAACGTGCGACCACAAGCCCTATTTTTCATCTGCCCTCCCCGAAACGCCCTATTTATGCGGGTTTCGCGATTTTTATCATTGAAAAACACCCTCAAAAACGGCTATTTTTGTTCAAATTATATAGGTTTATTCGCCCTTTTTAAGTCTTATTTAGGGTCTATCACCGTTTTTTTGGTAGATTTCTGCCACAAATTGGCCCATTCACGGCGCAATATCAGGTATTTAAGGGCATCGGTAAGGTTGGTACTCTCCTGAGGAAGACGTGCTGCAGGCAGTCGTTCACCTCGTTTATCCTTACGTATTTCCTTGCGGCCTGAGCGTTCGTCCTTCACCACCTTTACAGGCGCATTCTCCATTTCTGCCTTCAGGTTAGGACAGTTCTGGGCGTCTATCAGCAGTACGAACAGTTGCTTCTGCAGATCGCGAGCGAACAGTGAGCTAAAGAAGTTATACTCTGTATTTGAATAGATGGTTCCCTGGCCTAAGCTCATCAGCTGTACACGCCAGCCAGTACGATTACCGTCTGCATCATATTCTATAGCTTTTTTAATGCGCTGCATGGCACTATTACCCACCTTCTGATAGGCATTCATAGCGCGATCGTAGTACAGTCGCAGCAGTTTGCATTTGTGGTGTTTAAAGTATGCCAGGAACTTATCAGCCAACTGTCGCTCGTTCTCAGGTGGAAGGGTGTAGAGCTCTTTTAGTACACGATACTCGCGGCCCTTTCGCTGACCAATCAATAAACTCTTCATGTTTCCATCATCCATACCACCATCTATAGGGCTATTGATATCGAGATAGCGCAATATGGTACAATCAGAATCCCATCCGTAAGGATGCTTTTCGAGTACGTCGTTACGGGTACCGTCGTGATAGAAGTCTCGCGCTGATAGTGTACAGTAGAATTTCTGATCGGCTGTCAGCTTCTGAGGTATCGAAAGCAGGTTGGTATCAACACCTTCCAGCCCTGCAGCCATTTCTTCCTGAAAGTACTCTTCACCCAAAACATCGGCGTTTATCAGCGTAGATGCTACCATAAAGAGTGTAGTATTGCAGCGTAGATCATTCCAGCGCGCCTCCCAGCGTTTCATATTGCGCTCAGCTAGTTGGATAGCTCGTTCATTACAGGTCTGCAGAGCACAGGCATATTCGCGCCGGCACTCATTCAGCGCCTGGCCGGTTTGTAGCAGCAGCTTTATTTTCTCCTTATCCATTAGCTTAACCAACTTCATTACCCAGGTATATTCGCCTGCATGGTTAGGGTTAGGCATATCGGTGGTAAGGCTAAGACTTCGGTACCAGGGGTTATCACCATATCGGGCGCGATAACCACGTACAGCCTTGCGGATATTAGTAAACTTAGCCTCTGGCCAGTATTTCACCTCGTCACCAAATAGGCCCACATACGAACGGCCAGCACCAATAGACGGGCGATCGAGTGACACGAAGGTAAAAGTAAAGCCGTTGTAGAACGTCATCACCTGTTTGTACTTATCGCACACATTATACATCTGGCGCTGCCACTCGATGGGAGGTATCTTATCGATAACAAAATGAATATTCTCTTCCCACCCCAGGAACCTGAGGCCTTCGAGCACAGAAGGGATAACATTCTGGTGTAGATTGGTATAGGTATCTGTTACCCACACAAAAGGAGCTCCAGGGCATTCCATCACCGCCTGTTGTATGCGCATAGCCTGGAACTGTGTAGTCTTTGCAGATCCACGGCCCAGCACGCCAATAAAGTTCTGTGGCATAGTGAGCGCTGCCACCATGGCGTACTGATTAATATAGCGGCGATTTACACCTTCACTCTCCTGTAACTTCATTGGCCAGTTCTATTGAACTATCAAGCATAGCATCGATATCTAGCGGCTTCAAACCCGCTTCCATTTCCAGGCGCTTCTGATGTTTCTTTGGAAGCGTCTTGAAGTAATCAGCCTGCAGAATAGCGCGCTTATCTGTCGCAGGAATACCTACATCCTGGGCGTTGGTACCATAGATATTTATCTGCTGATTCTTAATATTTAGCGGAACAGCATCAGCATCGCGCTCACTCAGACGTTTTAAGTCTGCAGCCACTTTGATTATCTTGGTGTAGGCATCATATTCCTTGGCCGTAGCATTACTACTCGTTTGTCCAGTCTTTTCATCGAGGATGATGTGTTTTTTCTCCCAGAGGCGAGCTGCATTCATCATCTTTTCGAACAGTACATTGCGCCAAGCTTCAGCGCGCACATAATCGGTAGCATAGAATAGATTAATTGCTTCGTAACAGAGGCGTTCAGACACATGACGCGTACAGCCTTTATCAGCTTTTAACCATGCCATAGCTGCCGGTTTTCCTTCACGACGTATAATACCGGCTACAGAGAAAAGAAGATCTTCATAATCACTTTCCTCTACAGTCAACTCATCTTTAGAACCGTTAGCTATATGGTCCTGAAGCTTCAGAAAATATGAATCTTGGTATTTACTCATCTAACAGTCGATTTATCTCTTGCAACTTCATCTGGTACTCCTGTAGCTTCTGCAGACGCTTAGCGTCGAGATGAGGTTTATCGCCTTTCTTCATTTCGCTATTCACACGCCAGATGTTATTACGGGTTTTCTCTTGTTCGCGCAGCAGCTCTTTTATGCTACATGATCGCAGCTGTGCCAGCTGCTTATAATGTCGGCACAATGGATGTTTACCTAGCATTTTCTTATTCTGCTGGTAGTAATCCAGTTCTTTGGCTATCGCCTGTGCATCCAGGTAAGCATCCAGCAGTCGTCCAGCTTTATTTGACAACTGATCGATATCTTCACAGTCGCGTAGCTGCTGGTATAGATCCGTATACTCGTGCCATCGAGTAATACGCTGGGTAACGAGCGCCTGCAGTTCTACAGGCACATTTGGGTTATTAAGGAATGGCCAACGCTCGCGGAGCTTTGGCGCTGTTTTTTTTATAGGCACGGACTTCACGGGTTGTTGCGCAATCCGTGCCTTATTGTATTCTATCCTACTGGTGAACCTCATGCTTTAAAGCGGTTTTCGAGGTAGGCTTTCAGGCCCTCACTCCACGAGTCGGAGCCGATGTGCATAAACTTCTTCCATTCAGCGAACTTGCTGATAGCCTCGATGCTGGGGTTCTTTGACACCACAGGCAGTACGAACGGATCCTTATTCCAGTCGCCCAGAATAAAAGGTGTAAAGCCGGTAGGAACTGTGCCTGGGAAATAAGTATCCAGTATATCAATATGCGGCTGGTTGGCCTCTTCGGCTTCCTTCAGCAATGCATCCAGTGCCGATTTGTGGACCATTACAGGCATACCGGTGTTGGCTGTGATAGTATTGCCCATCTTCTTTGCCTTCACCAAAGCGATATCACTAAGCAGAACAGGATTCAGAATGATCATGTTGGCTGTCATTAGGATAATACGCTCTGTCTGAACAAAGTCCAGCGATGATTTAAGCGTCTCAACATCCAAATCACCTTTTACAACCTGGAT